CTGAGCTTCAACATATTCACTGGTGTTTTCCTGAGCTTCATCCATTAATGTTTTAATGTAAGTCTCAGTTTCTTTATCAACCTGTTCTTGTCGAAACGGTGAAGTAGTTTCTTCACTCATGGTCATACTGTCACGTAACTCAGTGTAAGTGTCTGTACCGGCTATTTCAGTGGCGAAATCAGCAACGGGTATCTGAACATCAGTACCCAGTTGAGATGCTTCACGCGCCTGCTCTGCTAACAGTTTCAGTGCTGGATCAGCTTCAATCTCTTCAGGGGTTTTGCTCTGCAAATACAAAGAAGTCTGTGCACCATCAATAAATACATTGGTGTTGTTCTCACCATCGGCTTCATTAACAAATTGTTTAAAGGACTCTTTATCACGCTCACGCAGTTTTGAATTCTCAGACTTTTCATTAAGTGTGTCGATATTCTGTTGTTCAATTTCACCTTTTGATTGTTTAGCCTCTTCTTGCTCTTGAACACTGCGTGAACGTCCAGGGGTCGCCATGACAATGACAGCACGTGCGATGGCACCTGCACCGCCTGCAACAATCGCTTCATGCTCTAACCCTTTGAATATCTCAGCATCAGGATTTGTTGTGTATTTCTCAAGCACACCCTGACCTATGTTTTCAACGATCTCTTGTATCGACTCGATCCCACCGGCCATAACAATATCAATTATGTTACGTAAAATATCGTTCTTAATCTTTGGAGGTAGTCGGTCTAAAAGTTTATCTAAACCTACCTTTTCAGAAACAGCAGTTATCATACCGCCTGTGAGTAAAGCTAAGTCACTCTCAAGACTTTGACCTTCGGTGTTCGTTGCTTCTTGTCGTTCACCCTGTTGGTCAACACCTTGTGCGAACAAAGCAACACCGGATGCAATGGGATTCAGTAAATGAGTAGCAATCTGTTGAGTCATTTGACCCAAAGCACCACTGATGTCAGTTGCTAAAGTTCGACGCTCTTCAGGTACACCGATAATTTCACCGGCTTCTTTTAGCCCCGCACCTTCTAAACGTAACAATGTAGCCGGTGATAACCTCATAGCAATTTGTTCTAATTTTGACGGCTTCTCATCTAAATATAGATAAGGGTCTAAACTCTCAGGAAGCAATACATCCAGCCCACGTGCTGCAAGATTAGCACCGGCTTGTAATGTACGACCTGCACCTTCAAACGCCATACCAAAACCTGATATGGCACCAGCGGGGAACGCTCTACTGACATCAATGGCTTGTTGAGTAAATTCTATTTGATTCTGAGTAACTGAGGATAATGTGTCTTCAATCGACTGAAGAACATCAATGTCATCTTGAGCAATAACTGAATTATTAAAATCGGTGAGGTATTTTGCAGTGTTAGGGTTGCGTTTCGACATTTGATTGAAATCAATATTGTCGAGTTTCAATTCATGTTCTACTTGAGCAGGATCTGATTCCACGGCAAATTCTGGAATGTCAGACTCTTTGCTTAACTTCGTAATATTAGCGTGTTGATCAGGATTGATTTTTAATGCTTCGTCCATGTTGGCACGAACCTGTGTATTTAGCTCAGGTTGAATTTCATCATCTTCACTGATACCGAAACCACCAAGGTCGATATTCTCAAGATCTAATCCTGACATTTATTTACTCGCTTGTTGATATGCTTTAATTAAATTATCGGCTGTCACCGGTACATTGTTATCACGTAAGAACTTACTCAGCACCGGTACATCATCGGCGGGTACATCAGTTAAGTCTAACTCAACATCTATACCGAGTCTGAATACGCTACCTTCCTGCACAACAGTACGGGTCAACCCGGCTAATAAATTAGTAAACTCTTCAGATGTTAATTTAGCATCTTTTTCTGATTCACGGAATGCCACTTCATCATCAAGCAAAGAATAGAACCCGTTTACTTTCTCACGTTTTTCTTTGTTCCATTTCGACTTCTTACCGAATAAATCAGTAACTGCTGCTGTAGTTTGACCTGTACGAGTACGTCCGACTTGACTGTCAACTTTATCTTTTGACGAACCAGTACCACCTGCACTTTTCACAGCACTGATTAACCGGCTACGTTCTGATTTTGCCAACTTATCGAAATGGTCAGTGGGGTCAACTTTCGCTAGTTCTTTTTTAGGTAACAACATTAAATCACTGAAATTGTTCCAATCCGTCACAGCGACAACACCGGAATCAATAGAGCGTTTTTGTTTCTCTGATAAACTTTCCCATCCTTCAGGGTCACCGGCTTTATATTGTTCTGCTGATCCACCCTTCATGATTGTATCTTCAGCATCTTCAAATGAACTTGCGCGAAATTCTGACTCAGCTTGTTTCTTACGACTGAACTGGCTCATTGTTTCAGCCATTGTTTTTTTACGTAAATCAACATCTTCAATTTTATTAACTTCTTCTATGGCATCTTTACGGTCATCATGTTGGTCAACCAAACGATTGGCTGTTAATACAGCTGCACGCGCATCATTCTGAGTCTTTTCAGTCTTTTCTTTTTTCTCAATTAGACCTTCCATTTTTATTTTATCAGGACCTTCCAATCTACTACCGTATTTTTCTAAAGCGATTTTACCATCTTCAGAACTGGACGCGGTAGCAGCAGTCACGGTTGAACGTGCGAATGATGATTCAAACGTTTGTACTTTTTCAGCAGTGGCTTCAAACCCTAACCCCATCATTTTAGATGAATCAAATATAGCTTGACGACCTATTACATTTTGAACTTTTAACCGGTTTTCATCATCAAAATACAATGCCGCATTCTCGATTGAGTTTTCAACCTGCGATTCAAGGGTGGTTATTTCCCATGTCTTTAAACCTTTTGACGCATGACGGGCGATATCTAACTGGCTGCGAGTGATATGCTTATCAGCTGCGCTATCGAACAGTACTTTAGACTGTTGACCTAACTTTTCACCGTAACTCTTCTTTAAATCTTCAATCGATTTTGTGGCAATAGATGAATTGTCATACGCATTACGACCAGCAGTATTGAAATAACCAGTATCAGGGTTATAAAGTACGTCATTTTTATCACGCTCGAATCTGACTAACGATTCTTCTGCTGACGTGGTATCAATACGTTTCTTAATATCAATACCCGCTTGAGCAATATCAAGTAACCCTTTACCGATTGCTGGATCAAACGCGCCACGCGGTGCATCAGTAGCCTTCGGTTGTGCTACTACTTGCGGACGTACTTGACTTGGTTCATATTCTGCGATTTTAGGCATGATTTACCCTACTGGATGATGTTTTCGGAAGTGAAAGCTGTACTATCCGGTGTAAACCATTTATCTGCCACACCGGTATCTAATGCTTTACCGCCGCCACTGAGTATAGTACCCGCTGTTTTAGTAGCTGCTAGTGACTGAGCAGCTTCACCTTGACCGCGCAACAATTCAGCTTGAGTACCTAATGCCCCAATCTTTGATTCAGTGATACTACGGATACGTAAAGCATCAGCTTCACCGAGCGTGACAGTATCTTCTTGTAACTGTAAGGCTGACCCCGATCCTAATTCAACACCGGCTGCACCTAACTGGGCTTGCTGTTTAGATAATAACTGAGCTGTTTTTCTGCGTTGGATGTTCTCTTCCGTAACACCTGCTGAACGAACTTTTTCAGCTTGGTTTTCGGCAACTCGTGCATTATATTTACTAACACCTTCTGTGTAATCAGCTTGCTGTATTTGTCCGCGTACGGTCAATGCAGTTGCTGCTATAGTTGTCACTAATGTTGCTATTGCTATACTACACATCGTTAGATCCTCTGAAGATGGAATTTATAAAACAACTCATTATCGAACCCTTGTGCTAATGGTTCATCAAAAATAAATCCGATTTTCTTGAGCCACTTAATACTTATTTTATTTTTAGCATGTACATAATTAAATAAATTAGGACAAACAGTTAACATTTCATCAATCACTGCTGGAACTTGTTTGATAAAATGACGCTTATATTTCAATGAACTCTCTGTACCAAGTAACCACGGTATCCCTGATCCTGATAATATATCATGAATTGCTAATCCTATCATTACACAAGGTTCATTATTCACAGTTACTATTACTGAGTAATCAGAGTTTTTCCACCCGTCCATTAACGCTTCAATTGGTGTTTGACGATTTGAAGTCCATACTTCTTCGATATCAGCCTGACGCATATCAGCAGCGATGACACCAATCAAGTTACGTGTCGGTTTAATGAATTTAACTTCCACCGACATCAATCCTTGGAGTTACTGATAATATAGCCATAGGCAACGGTGACCGTTGTTCAATACGAATCCCGCCGCCTTTACTCCATAAAGGATCAATAATAACCTCTTGCTTATATGTTTTCAGAGCAATAGCGTCATATTCATCAGAATCAAATCGCGGTTTAATTTCCTGAAATGTTACATTTTGTCCACTGGTTGTATCTTGACGAGCACCGACAAAACCGCCGCGTGTACCTTCAACTTCAATAAATACTTTAGACACTGACACAGAATCCGCTTTAAGAGATTCAGCAGAACTTGCCGTATCAATGTCAAGCAACTCAATAACAGGTGTGTAAGGTAAACCGACGTGAATTTTAGATGCTGCACGAGTCAATGTAATAGTACCTGATGACACTATTTGATTATCTACAGTATAACCGTCGGCTAATATAGCAACTTCCTCACCTTCGAGATGATCTAATCCACTGATGACAGTAGCGGGTGAACCATTATAAGATAAACCTGAATCAACATAAAAACAGTCTTCAGCAATCTTACCTTCACGTTTCTCAAGTCTCTCAACATATCGTTTAGTTTGACCATTTATAGTTCTTTTGACAATGGCATATAATGCATCTCGACCTTCTTCACTGATTGTTGCTACTGATTCAAATTCACCATCAGTAGTGTGATGATGCCAACCCCATACCTGGTGTTCGCGTAAATAAGTTAAACCGAGTAATGTACCGTCGTCACGAACGCACCAAAGAATACCGTAGGGTTCATCTGCATAAGCCATTTCAGTAATTTCAAAATCTTCAAATAAATGTTCAGACATTATTGATAAATCATTACCGGTATATTTATCACTGCTGAATTCATAACCTAAATCACGAATACGAGCACCTTTTTCCTGTAAATATAAAACAGTACTATTGATGATTACAGGCTTAACCCACGATGCTCCGTTGTACGATTGAATTCTCACACCTATAGTTGATGGTGTAAGTACGTTATCTTGTCCTTCACTTACAAGCCATTCACCGCCTGAAGTTAATAAAATCAATGAATCCAGTGAAACAATGTGTCTTATTTCATTTACTTGTTGTGCTGCAATAGTGAATGTCACAGCATCATTATCACGAGCAGGATTTGATGTACGTAAAGAATTATAGTTAGCAACTTGAGTAGTGTAAGTTACTTGAGGTTCATTATTAGTATTAGCGAATATTTGACGTTGTTGATAATAATTTACAGTAGCAGGTTTATCATTAGCACCACTGAACGGTTGTCTATCTTCTGGCGGTGCATCACTAGTAATCGGTGCCACATTATAATCATCAAAATTAATATTGTTTGAGTCACCGATCCAACCATATATCTGAGTGTCATTTGATGGATCTTTATAAATACGATAATACTCAGCACCGGGAACTGCGTTCCAGGTTAATCTAATACCACCTGTAGTTGATAGTGACTGCGTGGTTATTGACGCAGGTGTTGATGCTAATGATTCAATGCCGTTGCTATCAACAGCAGTAACTACATATGTGTATGTTTTACTAAAATCACCGAAACCGGTACCGATTGTTGTTGCACTATTTTCACGAGTTGCAGTACCACCAGACGTATAAGCAGTGTGCCCAGTTGAATCTTCACCGTTTAATTCAAAAGTACTAGGTGTTAATACCGTAATTTTAAATGACCTACTATTAACTTCTGTCATTCCAACAACACCGGTGATAGTAATGGTGTTACCTGTAGAAAAGCCATGTGCAGCAGCAGTTACTACAGCAGGGTTTGCTTGCGTAATCCCAGTGATGGTTTTAGCGGTAGATCCTGCAAAGGTAGGTGCAGTGACCGTTGAAGCATAATTAATGGTCGTCAATGTCCAGTTGTCATCTGCTAAACGATTCAGATTACGTGGATCATGACTTGGATGTGCGATAGTCATAACATCAGCAGATTGGGTGAACCCTAATCGGGGTAACTCTGCTTCAGTATAAGGAGTTGCTAATTCAAAAATAGCAGGGCCTGCACCGACTAATACATATCCACCGTCTTTCATGACACGCATCTTTAAATGTTCAAAGACTAATATGTAAGTTTGTTCAGTGTTAAAACTAAAGGGTATTAATCGACCTACTTTAGATGAGTCGTCAAGTTCTCCCCGGAAACTGAACCCTGGGCGTGAATATACACCGCCTTGAGCACGCACAAAAAAGTTTTCACAAAGATTAAGCCCGGTGGAATATTTAACAAGATCGGCACGAGATTGTAATGCAGGTGCGATTTCGCCAGATGTGAAACTACGCTGGATAGTTTGTGGCACTGATTATCTCCTGATAGTTTCAAACTCACTTAAAGCGGGTGTGTCATATTGATCGTTTAGATCATTCGCTATAGCTGCACTTAGATATTCTTTATACAACTGTAATGAATCACTACGTAACTCTCGTCCAATTTTAGCACCGATGATTGGTATCGCTAACTCAGACGATAATAAATGAGAAAACGCTATACTAAAATCAACACTAAATAAATTAGGGTCTTCTATTTTCGCTGCATAATCTATACGCAAATCAGTTTCATTGGTGCCTATGGTTTTATTATTATTGAAATTAAACACTTCATAAGGTATTTGACCTCGTAAATCTTTTAATGGTAACAATTGGCTATCAAGCAATCTTGATATCACATCAGCATTAGCATTCGATAATTCTTCATGTGCACCGACTAGACGATGAACTTTTAAACAATCAATAGGGTATTGATAGGCATAAGCCCAATTAAAAATATCAGTAGTTAATACTGATAATGCCCTAATTTTACGATTAAATGTCCACGGTACTTCAGTAAGCATCCTATCACGCAATAACGCATATTTAAGTTTACATTGTTGTGCTTGTAAACTATTTTCAGTAAGTGAATTAATGCTACCCGCACGAATATTAGATAATGCAAAATTACATATTTCAACTTCAGAAGCCACAAGCATTCCCTCATATGATTATTAAATAAACGCCATTAAAGTCATACCGGTACCTGTAGTGATAGAGTCTAAATGCTGATGCCTCTCTTTATATGCACCTGCACCCATTGCTGTCAATTCAGCAGCAGTAATGACTATATCAGTACCCCCATCCTTAAAAGATAATGTTAATGTACCAGTACCTTTATCAAGTAACTGATAACCTAGAATATCAGTTGCATTATATGTTGATGCTGCTGCAACTCTTACTGCACCTTGTGATAAATCAAATACCCGTCGAGCAAATTCATTCGCCCTCTGTTCTATAAACGATTTATCATCTTTTACAATTGCACTCATGATTATCCATCTCCATATAATTGAGCAACAGCATCGTCAGTTTCACGGTCAACTTTTAAAGAAGTTAACTGTAATCGAACTGACTTATTAGTTGATTCTTTGTTGCTGTGTTCAGATTTACTGTCAACAAATGCATAGCCGCGAACCTCAACAACATCACCGACCGCGAGGTTTCCTGCGTTAAGATCGTCAACAAGATCATCTTCGATATTAATGCTTGTTCCATATGGATAGTAATCACCATCAGAGCAACATGTTACTCCGGCTGATGGTGATTCCTTTTTAATTTTCACTTGATCATCAGGCATGACTAGTTACCTCTAAAGTGTTTCGACGTTACTATTGGCAGTGTTACCACCTAAGAAAGATGCATCGGCACCGTCGCCTTCAGTTGACGCAATAGCGATTTGTTCTTGATCTGATACACCTTGTTGAAGTGCCGCAGCAGCAGTACCCGGTGTAGCAGGGTTTTTAGCATCAGCAAGGTCAGCCTTAGCTTTTGTTAATGCTTCACGTTTTTCTTTAATAGCAGGTGATTCTTCAGGCATTTCAGATAACCACGAAGGTATAGGGTTTTTAGACTTAGCCCCCTTAGTAAATGGTTTATCAGTAGTTAACGTCTTACGTTTACCTTCAGGGTCATAGAGCTTATCACCGTGAAAACCGCGCGCAATTACTTTGTATGTTGGCATGTTAATACTCCAAAATTATCAATTAGAAAAAGGGGACCGAAGTCCCCTTCATCAATTAAGCACCAGTGACGTTAGTCTGATTACCCATAGTGATACCTGCTGTGATATTACCCAAAGTAGGGTCAGTACCAACGACAGTATAACGTACACCGAGATAACGCAGTTCAACACCGTTAGGTACATACTGCATAAACATCTGCTTACCAGCGACAAGATCCGCCAATAAGACAGATTCAGTAGCCAGTACCACCGGTGAAGTCAGACCTGCTGCTGCACTATTTTCAAGTGTAATAGTCAGGCTGGTTAAAGTGTTAAAATCCTCAGTAACTTGGACGAGAATAGGGATAGGATTACCTTTACCCACATCATCATTTAACGCAGCCTTACCACCGAAAGGGGTAGCTGCTACGCCGAGGTTGATAACATTTTCTGAAATCGCAGTGGCTACAATAGCTTGGTCATCAGATAAGAGTTGTTGAGCTGAAAAAATCATTTTATTGATCTCCTGTAAAACTAAAAGTTAGCCGGGTATTACCCCGGCACCTGATGTACCAATACTTATAACCCGACTACACGTGCTTCAGTGTTGATGATTGCATCTGTTTCACGAATAGGAATACCACGGTAAGTAGTAACTTCTTCACCGGCGATCTCAGTGTGCTTCAAACGAACGAAGCTGTCACTGGTACCCGCATTTGTAGCCAAAGCATCAAGTGATTCAAGTACATCACGATTACAGTAGATAGCAATCTTACCACCAGCTACGCGACGGTTCTGCAACTTGTAATATGCTTTACGCATAAAGTCATACAATGATACTGAACCTGCTTGCATCAATGATACATCAATATTTGCAATACGTGATACATAACGCCAGTCACGAACAGCAAGACCAACATGCCAAGTGAACATTTCTTCTTTAGCATAGTAAGCATTACCAGAACCATCAGTAACACGTTGCTCACCCATGTCTTCACGCGAAACACCAGCTTTAGTACCTTTAGGGAAAAGAAGATTACATTGATTATCACCCCAGGTAACGAACCAAACTGAAGTGTTATCAGAACCTGTACCGCCACCGTCAATGATTTGGTTACCGTTTGAGGCATTTAAGTCGTTGAATCGTGGAGCAAAACCCATGAACTCTTCTGGATCTGACGCAGTGTTACCGTAAATCAATTTTGTAGCAACTTCGTTAGACATTGCTTCAAGATATGATTTAGCTTCAGATAAACGTACCGCACCTTCATTAGTAGATAAAGTCAACAAGCGTTTGTCAATGGTGCTAAGACCTTCAACGAAACCAGTTGTATCTTCCACTTGAGCAGTTTTACCTTTGCTATTTGGGATACCCTGATAGAGTTTACCCCACGTAACACTTGGTAAACCAGAACGCACAGTGTGCAGGTGAGTTGTACCCTTATTGCACTCGACTGCAATTGCATCATCAAGCATAGGGTTCATTTCCATCAGCATTTCAATGATCGGTACAAACTGACCGCGACCATCTTGCTGTTTATAAATGTCGATTAAATCGACAAAAGTATTTCCTAAAGTAGCCATGATATACCTCTTAGTATTTAAGAATCATTTGGATAAAGTATCGACACTGCATCTTCAGCCTTAGTCGGTGTACCACCGGTAGAACCCGGTACATCTTCCTTCAGCGTCTGACCCACTCGAACCATGAACCGGATGACTTCAGGGTGGTTACCCACACCGTGATCTTCCAGCAGCTGTTTCAGTTCTGACGTGCCATATTTAGAAATAGCGGATTGTGCAATTTTGACATTCTCATCGAACTTGTCTCCACCGAACTCACCGTCATTTTTGGATAAGTCACGCCAGTCACTTTTCAGCTGGTTGAAGTCATCGATTTGCTTCTGTGAACCCGCCTGGACTTGTTTTGCCTGAAAATCAATTAACTTTTGAGCTTGTTCCTGAGTCAACCCTAAGTCTTTAAACATCGGTGTTGCTTCAGTAAGTAGAGCTTCATCAAGTTGCATTCCTTCAGGTAAAACAAAGTCGGCATAGGTGTCAGGAACCACATCACTACCTTCTTTACCAGCATCTTCAGCAGCTGCATCAACAATAGCTTGTGCGGCTGCTTTATCTTCAGCAGATGATTCATCACCTGCATCAAGAATAACTTGTGCGGCTGCTACATCATCTTCAGCTGCACCCGTGTCACCGGTATCTGTTAAAACTGTTTCAGTACTACCTGTATCAGCAGTACCCGTATCGCCTGTTTCCGTTTCAACGCCAGTGGTTGAACCACCTGCATCATCACCTGCATCATCATTGCGATATTTACGAGCTAATAACATTCTGTATGTAAACATTTTATATCTCCGTCACCTTGTTAAATAAATTCCTCAGCTGTCGAGGCTTTCCTTAATCATTTTCAAGTAATATTCCGGTGCAGCTTCTTTAATTTCACGTTCAAGCCGCAGCCCTGCATCTCTCATTCCTGAATTATAGCCTGATTGCACAGGGTCATTGTTGAATATACTCTCAAAAACACTGCAAGATTGCAAATGACCCCATATAAACTCACGACCACCTTCAGTTCTCATGATGTTCTGGATAGCAAGTTTACCTGAATCATTCTTTTCTTCATCACTCATTATGATACACCTGCATTTTTCATTGTTCTGCCCAGCATATTATCTTCATCTAAATCAGTTTCAGATGCTGTTTTAGCCATATTCGCCATGGCTTCACTACGCGCCATCATGTCCGCTTGTGCTTGTGCCTGTGCTTCAGCAGCAGCCAATGCTTCAGCTTCATCATCACTGCGTATAAGTGCCGGATTAACACCGAGCGATTCAGAATAATCATCAACCGCCTGGTTAGCATCAATCTTATGACGTGCAGCTGGCCAAGTCTGGGCAACAGCACCAGTGAACTCAACAATGCGGTCAATGGCACCAGTATTCACTAAACGTTGTGCCTGTGCCAATACTGACACATATTCCACACTAAGTTCTTTATTCTGTAATTCTGGTGGTGGTAATGGTAATACACCGTTGCGTTGCAGAATATTGAATGTTCTATCAATCAATGGATCAAGTAACTCAGTATGCAGACGCTCAAGAACAGGACCTAACATCAACAACTTTTCTTCATGTTTCTCAGCAACTTCACGTGCAGTTATCTGACGACGATCAGTATTGGCAAGCATTAAGAACAAATCTTCATAGAATGCACGTTGTATTCTGTCTTCTACGTTCAATATCTCTTCTTTAATCTGACCGATTTCAGGACGATAGTTCTCATAAATACTTCTTAATCCACCATTATTAGCATTTTCATGCCACACAATGTCATTAGGTCCGAGCTGATTACCCTTCAGTTTATTTTTTAATGCAGATGGTCCCTGTAACGGTGGACTGACTAATTTATCAATTGCCTGATACTTGCGTCGTTCACCCAGTTGTAGTGCTTTCGTATCACCTAGTGCAGTGATACCAGGGCAATCAGTTGCATAGACATCTTCACCGGTGACATCCCAGCGTGGTGCTACTATGGGGAACTCATCAAAACCTGATTCACGTAAGAAATGGTCTTTATCATCACGTGTACTACGATCTGCTTCATAGTAAACAGAGCGATAAGGTTTATCTGATGCTTTGACGCTCGTATTATCACGGTCATCATTTGGCTCAATAGCGTGGACAATTTTCACCCATGCTTCAGTATTACCTGATTCCCATTGTTTTTTTACAGAATCGCTGACGTTATCAATACCGAACTGTTTAATGACCTGAGCAACACTGAGTTCATACTCACGATACATCGTATCCGCTACATTCTGGCCATCCATCCCTAGCATATAACTACCGATAGTGTAGGGTTTACACCAAATGACATTCTCGAAATCATGGAAAATACCCATTGCAGCTGTGCCAAATACGCCTAGTTCAGAATACAACTGATGCAGTGAATTATAGGTATTTGATGCTGAGAATACTTTGTACATCGTTTGCTGTACTTGATGTAACCATAGTTTCACATTACTACTGTCATCAAGCTGCTTGTCACCGGTTGATAATCTGAACCAGGGTCTTGCAGGTGATGTGATACCTGACATCATCCCTGATGCTAATGTACGAGAAGATAACCGTGAAGTATTGTTGATTTGTTTCGTGTTGCGTTTATAACCTTTATTGCGATCAGAGGTCAGGAATCGCCCACGATGTGCCAAATGATAATCTGAGCACTCACGCCACAACGGGTAAAATGTTGACCGTTCAGAACGTAATGCTTCAAGTCGCTTATTGTAACTTTTAATTGTTGGCATTATATTTCCTCACCCCATTCAATACTTACTTCAGCAGCTATATTTGTTCCAGCTGTACATGCAATCACAATATGATCACCGTGTATAAGATAAAAATCTATTTTATCTGGTGCTGGGTTATCTTTTATGAGAGTCTGACCAGCAGCAGGTTTGAAAGTAGAGAACGGTGCAAGCTTAGTAAAATCAAGGTCTGAAAAAGTTATATTAACTTCAACAAAACTACCCTCCCTGTGCGCGTCCCATGAACCGGCCGTTATAGCAGACGCATCACGCGTTTGATATATTTTAAATGTTGATTTCTTATCAGCGGTAACTGTTACTCTAGCTAAGTTTATATCTCTTGTGTTTGTTTTTCCATTGGGAGCTAATAAAGGATTCCTTAATGCTATTACTCCTCCACCAGTTCCACCAGATGTTACTGATCTATCTGCTGAATGTTCACCATATTGCTCTCTATCTACAATACCACCTTCTGACGATACATCTGCGCATCCGCTCCATAAGCTAACTTCTTGAGTTATGTTTTCAGCATGGTAACTAACACTCATAGCAGGGTTACGAAGTAGCACAGCTTCATCAAGCGAGTTCAAAAAATTCATTTCGTGAACTAACTCAGGATACCCAGTAACCGGATTAGCTGCAAAAAATCTAACAAAGCCAACCCCACGCCACTGAATTTGTATGTCGTAGTTATTACCTACTGTTATATCTATGTTAAAAGGGAATGTTATTAATTCTTCGATTTCAATATTATCATTTAAAACACAAGCATATAGTTTACCGTCACCTTTTGTTTTAAAATAAACACCATTCTCTTCACCTACTATAACGCCTGCTTTTAAAATGCCATCTAATGAAGCATCTTTAAACCCAACAGAAGCCGCCCACTTTATACCGCGATCCGGTTGATAGCGTGGATGCCTACGACTTTCTACGATACATGAATTACCGGCTGATGCGCCTGATTTTAAACTTAAAAAACCGTTTACAGAGGTTGCTCTTGTTGACAATGAGTTAACCACCTCTGGACCATCTTCCTCAATGATCCACATATACGGTGATACATCAAATGTAAACAGACCATGAAATAGTGATTTATCAAAACTTGTTTTCTGTACCCCCCAAGCATCCTTATTAATTCCAACTCCTGCTATTACAGGCATTGGTGCAGTCTCACTCACAATCAATGATGAAGTATCAGTAACAGCTAAAGCCCATACATTTGTATCAATCGAATTAAACGGCAATGGTGCATCTTTGCCACTGAGCGAATGAAACACAGCGTTACCGACAGCCGGTTTTAACTCACTCAGTGTGATACGCACAGAGTCACGAAGACACTGCAACACCATAGGATTGAATGCGGTGTTAACTTTCACATACTCAGTTGTACTCAGATTAACTTTTACAGTTGGCATATTATGAGCCTAATAATGTTTTCTGTGCTACTGCACCGCCGTCTTGTATACCGCGGGAAGTAGTTAAAATTGTACTACGTCCAGTGCCGCCAGCAGCAGCAGCACGACGACGAGCATCAGCTTCACCCGTCCCTCTTCCTGCTGGTGTTGTAGGTAACTGTGCAGCTTCAGGTGCACGTGGTGGTGGCGTTGGTGCCGATGGTGATCCTCCACACATAATAATATCCTCATTAAGTCATTGAATTACTTTGATAATAGCATATTACATGTATTCACTGTTATCAAGCTGTGACAACGGGTCATAATCACCGCCGATGTCTTTACTACGATGTGGTACCGCTGCATCCATTAATCCACGTTCATGCTCAAGTTTCGGCACATGTTGTGCAAATGTTAGATATAATGCATCAGCCCAATCAGGTGACACACCGATACGTTTCTTCATACTGGCTTTATCTTCAAGAACTAATCTGTCTTTCTTGTCATGCCAGTAATCACGTGATGTCAACTCTTCTTCAAGCTGTGGATCATCGACAATTGAACCGCCTTCCATCAACCATTGACGACATCTGAAGCCCATCTCAGCTGTTTTATTAGAATAATGTTTCTCATCATCAGCATTCCAACCGAAACCCATACCAATAACGTGATAACCCAGCTGCACAAGTCTATCAATCATCGGTCCACCGATACCTGTCTCATCAAGGAAGGTGACATCGGGTTGATGTCGATCCAGTATCATTGTGATTTTTGATATCACTTTCATACTGTTACGTGACTTCTCGCCGGGTATTCTGTACGTCTTCTCAGATTTGGCATCCTTACCACGTCGAAATACAATCATGCAATTATCATCGCCGCCGCGTGCAACATCAATACCACAGATAAGAGGATCATCACCCATGTATCGACCAGGACCGCGTTTCTGTGCATTGAACACGTCATCACTGGGAATGAACTGAGTATCGCCGGCACGTGGGAATCGACCAAGTACACGTACTCTGAAAAAATCTGAATCTTCACCCCAGTCATCTTCCCACTGTTTAATCAATTTTTTATTGGTCATCTTAGCAGTGCGACTGTCAATCTGACGTGTTGACCACCGGTGTTTACTTCGATTGAAACATTCTCTGAACTTACCAGTGTTACGTGTGGGGTTACCATAAACAAAGAACATCGGCTCACCATCAGTCAAGCCACCTTCAGCAACTTCCCATATTTTATCAGGTACTGCTGATGCTTCATCGAAAATATAGAATGGTGTTGAACTAGCAGAATGTAACCCTGCAAATGCTTCTGAATTCTCTTCACGACATGTCTGAGCATCAACACGCCACGACTCAGGCCATGACTTGTGATACAACGACATAGAGCCACGACCGTTATTGTATTCAAACCAATGGCCCACAAGGCAACGTGTTCGCCACTTACCGAGTTCACCCCATGTTTTAGTGCGTAATTGGTCTGATGTGTTTGCTGTGACGATACCCTTGGCGTACGGGCGTGTAGACATTATCCATAATATTTTCCAAGACGTGAGTGCTGACTTACCTATCCCATGACCTGACGCTGTTGCCTCACGAATCGGATCAACAGGTGTCACACCGTCGAAGTTATTCGCTTTTACTGATTCACCGGTTGCAATTAAGTCCGCTTTCTGCCACTCGTCAGGACCATCGAACCCTTCAAGCTCACCATATCCCCAGTCAAAGGCCCACATGACCCACCCATACGGATCAGCATAATATTTTGAGCATTCATCGGCTAAGATAAGATCGATTTGTCCAACGGCATATTCACCGCTGGCAGTCATTGCAGATTTGGTTGCTGTCATTTATCTAGCTTACGTTTTATAAAATCAGTCAGGAGAGTATCAAGTTCAGAATTAGTTAACTCAACACCATGTTCGCTTGTTAGACTTGAATGGGCAATGTAAGTTGATTCTGTTGCATTATAATCAACTAAAGTGAGTGAATTGTCACCGAAAACTAAACCGATAACAATTTGACGCTTGAAATTATTTGTATTTGTCACACTATCACCTATGAATTAGTTAAGAGTTCCACAGGTCACGCAGTATTCGATGGTGACGGATCTAGCCCCGCGATTTATACGCTGTGGAACTCAGGGTAACAGCGTATCACAGCAGCTTATAAGAAAGAAACCTCATCAGCTGGTTTATCTTCAGACTCAACATTAAGTCGCTTACGTCCACGCTGTAGCCGTTCCATCACCTCTTTGTCAGAGTTGACTTCAACTTTCTCAGCAGCAAGCGCATCAACAAATGTGTGTTTCATCACCATATTCAATGATGTATTACTGGCTGATATGTTTCCCTGTTGCCGGGCAATCAGGTGATTGTCAACTGCTTCCATCAACACCCACTCAGCATCAATGTGAGTTGTTTCGAGTCGCTGACTTAAAATATGATTGATTGCTGCTTTAATATGATCCTTCATCAACAGAGCTGAACCATACTCAGGACCATAACCTGAAGCCTCAGCAGCACGACGCGGTGAAAAGTCTTTGACATATTCAATGACAAAGTTCGCGTGCTGAGGTTTTAACCCGGTCAATTCAACTGATGTAATTCTTTGTGGCATGGTTGCTTAGTTACATCCCTTCTGGTCGCTTGTCCAGACCTTTCTCAGCCAGTATCGCAGCCATGTCATCAACATGTAGACAGTCACATAAACAAGCCATCGTCACATTACCGCCGTTAATCGGTGCGATAGAACCATTGCAATAGTCATTACCTGGCACAGCATCAAATAAAATACCGACCACACCGATCCCATTCGAGACATCAACAATCTTGTCACCATTATTTGCTTCACGTCCGTTTCTATAATGCATTTTGATTCACCTCATTGTTAATTAAATTTGTAGCAGATGAGGTGGGAGTCGAACCCACTGTTGCAGTAGCAACTTCCATCACTATTTTCTCATCCACCGATAAAGTGTAGCACAGCAACATGAAACAGTGAATCTCACCGATATTTTGGGCTGTCAGGTCACGTAAGTATTAGTAATCGTGCCCAATCACCCTGTTATGTGACTGTCGCTACAGATGTTTTTAAGAGTTATCCACAGGTTTGTGCTACATAGTTACACTGTCGCTGTGCGCGTTAAAACGCTGAGAATCACACCGAAAAAGCCCACGTACACTATAACTCAGATATTCGACCAGCTTGAAAATGAATGTCTTTAATTTCCAGCCTAGCAATATGTGAAACTAGTGTACTAGTGGATGTCGTAAGTCATTGATTTATAACACCAACAATTTAAGCGTTTTTTCAACTTGTTATTTATCAACAACTTACGACATCTACTATATAAAAATAGTGTGTGTCTCTATAAATGTTTTACCTTAAATATCAAGGGGTTACCACGTCCACTATAATCTGCAACGTAGACGTGGTAAGTCATTGATTTATAACGAATCGGAAAAATGCCAAAATTAACCCTTTAAATATCAACGACTTACCACGTACACTATCAATATTCACTGTCGCTGTAAATGTTTTACCTTAGTTATCAATAGGTTACAGCAGAATCACAGCAACACTGACGCGCACAGCAACACTTCAACTGACTCTGTAGACATTTTAACGCGCACAGCATCATAATAACCACACTATTAAAGTGCTTCAACGACACATCTACTAGTACGTACACTATAGGGTGTACGTGGATTATCATCTATATAATAGTGTCGCTGAGAATGTTTTTTAAAATAAAGCTTGACGCTGTGGTAAAATATGACCGTGTATTGATGAACCCACCATTTGAAAATCTGCAAGACATTGATCATGTTCTCCATGCTTTACACTTTCTTAAACCCGGTGGACGCTTAGTAGCAGTCATGTCACCGAGTCCTTTCTTTAGGAGTGACAGAAAGTGTGAGTTATTCCGTGGCGTGGTTGAGAAGCTAGGCTGTGAAGTGGTTGATCTCCCCGACGGTAGCTTTAAAGCATCGGGAACAGGTGTGGCCACTAAACTATTAATACTTGATAAAGACTAAACAGTTGACACATGTTCTACATTGTGCCACATTAACCTATACCTTATTCAACCACTATAAACAGGTGACACCGATGAAATTCGAGATTAAAAATAAATTTACTGGCAATATTCAGTTTGAATGTGAATTAGATATTAAGCATGAAAGTGAATCAAGCTATTTTAAATTAGGTTTAGCCATAAAGATTGCAGTTAAAGATGGTGCCGATTTGTATGGTGCCAATTTGTATGGTGCCAATTTGCGTGGTGCCGATTTGTATGGTGCCAATTTGCGTGGTGCCGATTTGTATGGTGCCAATTTGTATGGTGCCAATTTGCGTGGTGCCGATTTGTATGGTGCCAATTTGCGTGGTGCCAATTTGCGTGGTGCCGATTTGTATGGTGCCAATTTGCGTGGTGCCGATTTGTATGGTGCCAATTTGCGTGGTGCCAATTTGCGTGGTGCCGATTTGTATGGTGCCAATTTGTATGGTGCCAATTTGCGTGGTG